ATAAGGTAGTCGTTCACAGTGTAAATTCCCATCTCTGAATCCATAGTCATACAATTCTTGCGTTATCCTTAAATAGTAACAGCACCGGCAGTCTTGATGTCGAAAATCCAACGGTAAGGGAAGTCGAGCATAGCTGGTACGGAAGCAAGGAACAAATCTGTCTTGAACTCCTTGTACATACCGTTTGGTGTCACCATGTTACGAAGCAAACCAAGTCCGTTGTTGGTTGTTGCCCAAGTCACGTCAACCATCTTGTTGCCAAGAGCCTCGAAGATAGCCTTGTCCGTAATCTTCTTGCGCTGGAACGAGAATGCGTTGCCTGCTGGACGAAGAACGGCGATACCGTCAGCCCAACCCTTGACTGTCTCTACAGTGCCATCCCAACGGATGTTCTGCTCCTGCTCATCGACAATCTCGATAGGCGAGATTCCGTTGAGGTCGGAGAGAGACTTCAAGAACTCAGAGCGGGCAACGTCGTAGTTCTGCAAGTGAGCCACGAAGTTATAGTGAGCCCAGCTATCCCACAACTCCTTGACCTGCTTGTTCTTCAACAGGATGTTGTTGTAGTCGTTCTTTGTCATCTGCCATACGAGAGGCACGTTTGCGAACTGGACGAACTTCTTGCGCCACTTGTCCTCTGCGTCCTGCATCTGGTGCAAGAGGTCGCAGTCGGCGTCGTTCCATGCCTTAGCACCAGCCTTCTTGAAGTTGGACTTTGGAATGTTTGCCTTGTGCAAAGGAGCCTGAATACCACGTCCGATGCCTGTGTAGTCAAGCTCACCAGTGGAAGCGAGGCGTGCTGTCATAAATGTCATGGTTGAGTTCAGTGAGTCAACCAAGTCCTGGACCTTGTCGGTGTACTCGTCAACCAAGTCCGCATCGTTTCCGAACTCCTCACCGAGCATCTTCATGCGATACCAACGCTCTGTGGCGGTCTCACGGAAACCATCGGCTGCGAAGTCCGGAATGGTTGCCGTATACCATTGCATTGCACCCTTCTCCTTCTGGTAGCCTTCGCCAAGAGGAGCACGGAGGTTCATCAACGTTGCAGCCTTCAACTCGCGAGCCTTAACAGAGAATGTGGCAAGACCCTTGTTGTCAACAGGCGTAACGTCTGTCGCGATAGTACCCTGTGAGAGATACCAATCGTAGTTTGAGAGGATGATGCCCTCCTTGTTGATAAATTCCTGCAAATAGTTTCGGTTGATCTCGGAAGAGAAAAACTTCGCCATTCGGGAATCATTGAAATTAAATTTTCCCATATCCTGAAACAATCTTTTTCGTTAAACAAATGTTATCCTTATGCAGGTCTCCAAAGCTCTGGATAGAGAGACGTGTTCATCGCAAGTACGGCAGGAGCCAAAGGACCCATCTTGTCCTTCCACATCACGAGAGAGTGGTCGAGCATACAGAAGTTGATGTTGTAGCGAGGCTTCTCGTACTTGTCACCGCCGATGTCGAAGAACGGCAAGTCGTAGTCGTTCGGAGCGAAGCAGTTAGGGTTTGTCACCATTGGGAGCACACCGTTTCCCTCGGATGCCGCCTCAACCAACACGTCGCCAGCCTTCAATGCTCCGAGAGTTGCGGAAAGAGTTAGCTTCCATACGTCGCCCTCTGTGTCGGTCGTAGTAGCCTCGACAGCCGTGACCTTGACGCCGACAGACTTTGTAGCGAAAGTCTTCTGGCCTACCATAATGTTGTCTCCAACAAACGGAATGTGAACGAAGCCACTGCGCTTGATGTAAATCTCGGTGTCGGTAGCTGCGGTTGTATTCTTCGCAACCTCGTAAGCCTTCAAAATCTTGACGGTAGCACCCTTGCCGTTTGCGAGACCGAGGTCGTGCTCGATCAAGTCGCCTGCGTAAATCTTGGCAGGACCAGGGAATGAGTTGGCAAGCTGTCCACCGATAGGAGGACGGTTGAACGCATTCTTGATGAGAGCTTCAAGACCAGCAAAGACATATCTCTGACCACCAATCTGACCACTTGCCTGCAACATTACGCCGCCGTTCATGATTGCGCCCTGCGCCATCATCTGGTCATAGTAATTCATGTTTGAGTTGTCCATAATCAATCTTTTTACCTTTAATTATTGTTATCCTGATTACTTCTTTTCGTCAACACGACCAAAGCGTTTCTTACGGCGTTCGATGACATCGTCCCACTCGTGGTCGTCTGTTTTGTTCTCACCCGCATGGCTTGCTCCGCCCTTCTTTGGAACGGCGTTTCCGCCATTTGCACGCTTATAATCGGAAGTGTAGATACTCTCTGCCTTCGACACCAAGTCAATGACGTCCACGTCATCGTCAGGAATCTCCAGTTTGTTGAGAGCGGTCTCTAGGAAGAAGTCGTTCACCTCAAGATTTGCCTTGTCGAACTTGTCCTTTAGACCTTTTCTTACTGACTCGACGGTTGCCTTCTTTGCAGCCTTCTTGTCACGTTCTGCGTTGGCTTTTTCGAGGGATTCGATTTTGTCAAGCAGCTTCTGGTACTTGTCATCATCTTCGTCGCCGTCCTTGTGCTGCTCTGCACGCTTACGGTCTTCCTCTTCCTTCTTCTTGCGCTCGGCTTCCTCCTTCGCCTTCTTGATCTCGGATGAGACATTTTTGTGAAGGTTTCCGTCCATGCGCTTCAAGCGGTTAGCCAACTTGGTGACAATTTTGTCGTTTGCGTCATCGTCGTCACCGAAATCTTCCAAAACATCATCAAGTTCCTCATTGATGGTCTTCTGGCTGAGTGAATTGAACTTGGTTGTGTCAACCTTTCCGTTCACCAAATCTAAGAGTTCTTCTCTTGTCATGTTGTTTTTGATTAAAATTGTTATCCTTATGCGGTGCTTCCGCTATAAAAATGTATAAATATACTTATTTGAGCGCAAATATACGCATAATTATGCAATTATCCAAGAAAAAATGTATAAATTTGCAGAAAATATACAAAATTTATGGTTAAAGATGTATTTTCAGGATTAAAACTGGATAACGGAGAGCCAATTTACACTCAAGAGTATATCCAGTCGCTAAGAGACGCGGACAAGAAACACCCCGACAAGTTGAAGATTATAGCTCAACGTGGCGGACAGGAGCGTATGCTATCAATAGACGCTGACATCAAGATAGTTGGAGGTTCGCGAGGTGGTCCGCTCGAAGAAAACACAAAAGTGCTTACGCCAAGTGGATTCACAAAAATCAAAGACTTAGAATACGGCGATATTGTTGTTGGCTCAGATGGTGTTGGTCACAAGGTACTTGGATTGTCGTGCTATCCAGGTAGAGAGTGTTATGAAGTAACCTTTTTTGATGGAGCAAAGGTTATTTGTTCTGACGACCATATATGGAATGTCGGAATTGACAGAACCGATAGGTATATACCTCATCTCGCCTGTGAGATTAGTAGCTATCTTGAAGATGGTTACGAAATTATGGTTCCTTGTGTTAAACCTGTAGAGTTTGATGAGGAATTAGGTTTTGCATCTGTTTCAGAGAGACAAAACAAACTCGAAAGTATTATCAATACACAAGGTAAATATGACGGATACTTTTGGAGAAAGACATATAAGTCTAGAAAGAAAGCTATTGACTTCAAGTATCTTGTTGATAGTCTCGGCTCTGTATGCTATATGTCTAGAACATTGAGTGGAAAATGGCAAGTTAAGTTCAACTATTGGCATAAGGACTTACATCGTAGGATTGTAAGCTGCAAGCCTATAGGAAAAAGAAACTGTTGCTGCATAGCCGTTGAAAACCCAGACTCACTTTTCGTAATAGATGATTTCGTTGTTACCCACAACAGCAAGTCGTTCTCCTCACTCATGGAAGCCTTGAAAGACATTAAAAATCCTGACTTTCATGCGGTCATTGTGCGAAAGGAGAAGGATGACTTGCAGTCTCTAATCACAGACTCATACAAACTATACTCTCAGTTCGGAACATACAACAAGTCTCAGAATGATATGACTTGGAACTTCAACAATGGAGGATGGCTGAAGTTTTCATATTACGCTGGTGCTTATCAACCAGATTTCAAGGACAGGTTCCAAGGTCGTCAATATGCTTACATCTGCATCGACGAGGGTACACAATGCCCATACAAGAAGTTCAAGTATCTCTTGACCAACAACCGAAATGCAGCTCATATCAGAAACCGTTTCTGGATAACTTGTAACCCAGACCCAGAATCATGGGTTCGCAAGTTTATCGACTGGTGGGTCAACGAGGATGGTTATATCATCCCAGAGCGAGACGGCGTGATAAGGTATTGCTTCATGGACGGAGATACGCCCGACTCAATCTACTGGGGCGACACGAGAGAGGAGGTCTATGAGCAATGCAAGGGCATCATCGACTCGCTATGGAAGGACAGCTACGCCGAGCTTGGATACACGAAGCTAGATATGTTCATCAAGTCTGCCACGTTCATTCGTGCGGACGTTTCCGAGAATATCAAGCTCATTTCCACCGATGCCTCATACATCGCCAATCTTGCACAGCAGGACGAGGAACAGCGTATGCGAGACCTGGAGGCCAACTGGAACTGGAAGGCTGCCGGCGACGACATGATCAAGATGGAAGACCTCGACGAGATATACGACAATTCCATACAGGAAGGAGACGGAAAGCGTAGGGCATCCGCCGACGTTGCTTTCACAGGAGGCGATAACTTCGTGATGTGGCTCTGGGAGGGATGGCACTGCAAGGACTTGGTGGTATTGAGGCTCGACCCTAAGACACTCGTTTCAGTTGTTCAAGCCAAGCTGAGGGAGTGGGGAGTAGAGGAATCCAACTTTACCTACGATATGCAGGGCATCGGACAGTACTTCAAGGGATTCTTCAAGGACGCAGTTCCGTTCAACAACCAAGCCGCTCCTATTCCTGCAAATCACCAGGAGGAAGAGGGTATCAAGTATCTCTACAAGGACTTGAAGTCGCAGTGCGCTTGGCTGTTCTACAAGATGATCAAGGAGAAGAAGATTTCCATCGACCCTCAGCTCTTGGAGCGCAAGTATTCGGGCAACGGCTTCGACAAGGTTCCGCTCAGACAGATACTTCAGAAGGAGCGAAAGATGCTTAGGCGAGACGAGAACAGCGACGATAGGGGATTCAAGCTATTGCCTAAGAAAATCGCAAAGAAGTACGTTGGTCACTCTCCTGACTTCTTTGAGTCTTGGTTCTATGTGATGATATTCAGTTTAACAAAAAAGAAACATAAAAAGATAAAAGGATTATGGATGCTATCAAGGTAAACAATTTCAGGGAGATTCTCGTGAAAAAACCATTCTTCGAGATTACTCCGAGAGGGTATCTAAAGCATGACGGATTGTTCGGCGACCGTGAGATTTCCGACACAGAAGACCCTCCAGTTCCAAACGATACTATTTATCGCCGAGTGAAGACACAAAAGGATTTCCTGCGTGAGTTCTACCCGACCTCCCACAAGATTTTCGACAAGGACTTGTACCCGGACATTTACAGGAAAAACCCGGAAGACGGAATGTGGTACAAGCAGGAAATTCAGAGGAGTGCATTTGCGTTTCAGCAGCTTATCCACACAAAGCATACGCTCCACATGACAGGAAATGATGTCCAGTTTGAACTCGCTGACGATGGTGAGGATGACGAGAATACAAGCGAAAGCAACCAGAAGTTGCTCAACAAATTTAAACGTGGCTGGTATATGCACGACATGGAGATACGCCACTACGAGGCAGTGAGCGCATACATGAAGGTCGCTGAGGCTGCTGTCGTTGGTTTCTTTGATAGCAAGCATAAGTTCGGCACAAGAACGTTGTCGTTTGATAACGGTGACACGCTTTACCCTCAATTCGACCCATTAACAGGAGAACTTGTCGTATTCGCTCGCAAATACAAAGATTTCGACGAGGACGGCAACGAAAAGACGGAATGGGTTGAGGTGTGGGATGATAAAAAGTTCTATCGCTTCAAGAAGCAAGTCAACGAAGGAACTGTCAAGGAAGTCTTGAAGAAGATTGGGAAGATATTCGGAATAGACGATTACACTTGCGTCGAGGAAAAGGAACACGGATTCGATTTCATTCCTGTAGCTTACGTCCGCAACGACGATGGCCCTTGTTGGTCTGCCGTTCAGCACAATATCGAGGATTACGAGGAGGCGTATTCGTACCTTTGCGAGAATAACAAGGCTTATGCTTTCCCTATTATGAAGCTGAAAGGCGATGGAGAGGACATTTCCGTAATCGGCGACAACAATGGTGCTGCCAAGACGATCCAGATAACCGATGTAAACGGCGACGCTGACTTCATAAACGGAACGGACGCTTCCGATGCTTTCGCAACACAGCTCAACAAGTCATACGACCTCATATACGAGCTGTCGTTTACCGTGAAGCCACCAGAGTTGAAGTCTGGCGACCTCCCAGGCGTCGCCATCAAGCTGCTTTACTCTCCTGCCATCGAGGTAGCTGAGAATGACGCTAAGAAAATGCACCCATTTCTCGACCAACTCGTTAGGATATGCAAGTACGGAATCGGTGTTGAAGAGAACTGTATGGCATCAATGACTGCGCTTCCTGTTCACGCCTGGATTGAGGTTTTTGTTCACCAGAACAAGAGCGAGATAATTATGAATATCGCAACTGCCGTTCAAAATGGCTTCCTGTCGAAGCGGACCGCATCGGAACGCTGTCCGGACTTCCCTGTTGCTGACGAGATTGACCGTATTATACGTGAGAAGAAGGAGGAAGACCAGCAAGACTTGCTTATGGATATGGAGCGAGCAGACAATGAAACTGAGAATGCAATCGAGCAAGAGAAAGCAACAGCTCAGATTAGCGGTTACTCTGGAAACGTGCGTACTGGTAACGGTCGCAAGCGAGGACGCCCAAATAAATTTAACACCGATGAGAACGGCAATAGGATAGGGGAGTCGCATTGGGAGGAGTTCAACGCTAAAAACTAATAGCCTATGGATGAGATTAAACGTTCAGTAGAATATTCCGTAAAACGCTCGCAGGCCCTTCGTAATTGCGAGAGCCACATAGCGGACATTCTATGGAAGGCGACACAGAAGGTTGTCGCCGCAAGCAAGAGATACAGAGGGGCAGGCAGGCTCACCAACGAGTCTGCCTTGCTCTCTTACGCAAAGAATGTTACTGCTGAGGCTGAGGAGGACATAGAGAAGTATATCTCCGCTTACTCCAAGGCATCATGCAAGATTCTCGGCATAGACAGCGAGAACACGGATGAGTTCTTGAAGGGGGACATCTATGGACTCACCACCAAGGAACGAAACACCGCATACCTCGCCAACTTCGCAGAGGACATCGTAAGGATGATCAAGGCTGGCACGTTAATGAACTACACCGACCAACAGATTCTCTCATCCGTCAGAACGAGCTACAAAGACCCATACAAGTCTTCTGTGGTGACGAAGGCACAGAAGAAAGACATCAACATCGCCACGCCATCCTACGGCAAGGGATATTACCGCAACGCCTACCAGAATATCGTGAGAAACGCCAAGCAGGTGATTTCTATCGCATGGGGCAGGGCGGAGCAAGAATACGGAAAGGAGAACGAGGCTATAGGCTTTACCGTTCACAGGGGGAGTTCTTATCCATGTGAGGTTTGTCAAAACGAGGTTGACAAAGGTGTCCATACGTTCAAGGATGCCTTTCCTCCGTTCCACGTTGGGTGTGTTTGTTACACTAAATTTATATTCAAGGATAGCAAAACAAATAAAGATTAGAAATTATGGATGACGATATTAAGGGATACACATTGTCTGTGGCAGTACACAAGAAAGTGAAGGCGTTGGGCATGAAAGACCCACGCTACTATATCTACGCAAGCCTCAGAGGCTCCGGTATGGGAATCAGGGACAGTTGGGCGATTGCATTTCAAGGCTACGGCTTCAACTGGAGCAAGGACGTTCTTGAACGAGAGATGAACAAGTTGGAGTCCCTGGAATCCGTACAGAAGAGAATCGCAGAGGTGCAGGGAAAGAAAGCAGAGAATATCGCAGAGGATTCCGTTACTCCCGAAGAGTTAGCAAAAGCCACCTCAAAGGAACAAATTCTCAAAGACCTTGTTGTGGTCAAGGGAAAGTACAAGCCTGGTTCAAAGGAGTGGACTGAGGCGGTTAAAATGATTGCCGACTATAATAAGATTAAGCAGGACGAGATGCAAACCGAAGACACGACTGTCCATTTCTTCTTGCCTTGCAATTACCCAACAGGCAAGAATGATTGCGTTTTGTTCAAAAATGGACTCTGCAAGGGAGGCAAATAGTTAAATTCGTGTTAAAATCCGATTTCTTGACAAGAGATTTTGGATTTTTATGTACCTTTGCAGTGCTTACATAACAGATGATATAGTCATCGCCGCAGGGCATCGGTCATTGCCCAACATATAGAGTGGGCATTTTATATACCCACAACACATTTTAGAAGAACGTTTACCGAATAGCCATAATTGGCTTTCGATTAAATATACGATATTGGCGGTCTCTATTTGCGTACAATAAAATAACTGCGGGATGCAGGTCATTTGTTGTGTAAGCAGCGCAAATGGGAGACCGCTTTCTTTATTGATAAATCCCCCTATAACTTTTATGCTTACACAACAAATGAGTAATTCAAATGTTATTTCAAGTGAGATTAGTGTTATCAGCCGTTCCAACTTTATGGGGCAAGAGGTTGATGTGTATGGAACCGCAGAAGAGCCTTTATTCCTGGCTAAGGATGTTGCTGCTTGGATAGAGCATTCTGATGCGCACAAGATGGTCGCTTCTGTTGACGAAGATGAAAAGGTTCGGAACATTGTTCCTACCCTTGGTGGACCACAAGAAATGTGGATGCTCACAGAGGATGGCTTGTACGAGGTTTTGATGCAAAGCCGCAAGCCAATCGCCAAGCAGTTTAAGAAGGGAGTCAAGGAAATCTTGAAGACCATTCGCAGAACAGGCGAGTTCAAGTCTCAACCTCAGCAGCCGAAGTCTCAGCAGGAGAAGAACCAAATCCTCACCGCAAAGATGAAGGTTGCTTCCTGGGCAATCAAGACCCTCAATATGAACGAGGCTTCCAAGCTCGCAATCGTCAAGTCCATCGCCGACCCTCTCGGCTTGCCAACGCCAGACTACGTTGAGTCCAAGGGAGCGCACCTCTCTGCGAAGGACTTGCTCGCAAAGCACGATGCTGGCATCTCGTCCATCAAGTTCAACGACACACTTGTCAAGCTCGGCTACCTCACAACGGTAACGAGAAAGGCGGCGGGCGGAAAGGACAAGTCTTTCAAGGTAATCACGGAGAAGGGCGCAGCCTACGGAGAGAATATGGTGTCTCCGCACAATCAATCAGAGACACAGCCACACTGGTACATCGACAAGTTCGCAGAGCTGCTCGAAATCGTCAAGAAGGCGATGAGCGAGGGAAAGGAGGAGAGCCATGACTAATCCAGCTATCAACATCGTGTTACAGAAAATGGACGAGGCACAAAAGGAGTTCTTCAAGCTCCAGGAGCAAGTTATGAAGGATGATACGAACTACAAGTACGACAATCCGGAGCTTTACGCAAAGATTGGCTCCATGTTCGGTAAGGGCTACGAGACGATGGCTGATGCCGTTGCAAGCCTTGCGATGAACGACATCAAGAACAAGACACGCCTCACATAGTGTTAAAGTTTAGTTAAAGTAATTCGTTTTTACTTGAATGCGAACAAAAACGACTACCTTTGCAAACGAATTTTCAACTTATGTTCTCCGAGTCTTGTACTCTGTGAATCATAATTCAGAAATTTAATTGGTTAATCAAGGGAGCTGTCCTCACGGATGGCTCCCTTTCTTTATTATGCAAAAACTTTATGTAGAAAAAATTGAAGAAGTTACTCATATTTCTTGCCAGTAACAAGCTGTAGAGCCGTTCTGAGGTTGTCTGTAGCCAACGAATCGTTGAATGTTGGCAACATACCCTCTGGTGGCAGTTCGTGCGTCTCAGCGGCAAGAATGACGCTCCTGAGAGCAATCTCGTAGGACGCATGATCCTCGATAATCTCAATTAACCTGTCAGTGTTGCTCATCATGGCCAGCCTCTCTTTCCTCTTTCTTGACCTGCTCGCCCATCTCCAGGATGGTTGCTGCGTGCTTGTCACGTTCCATAACCTCGTTGATGGCTTCCTCGCTTTCCTTGCGAAGCTGCTCCTCGGTCTTGCCAGCCTCATCAGCCTCCTTAGCAGCCTTGGAAGCACGTTCAAGGTATTCCTGCTGCAATTTCAGTTTGCCAATGCGGTATTCCTTGTCGCCGATGAGAGTCGTGTCTGTCATCATCTGTAAGATGATATTCTCGATACAGTTCTTCTCCTTGCCAACAAGCAATCGGTTACCATCGCCGTCAAAGACGTACTCCACGGTGTTCAGAAACTCGTACATGGTCATGCCGATGACGAACTCAACGCTCCAGGAGTCACTGATGGTAGCGACCTTGATGTAAGGAAGGCTCGCTCTCTGCAAGTGCTTCTGAATGTCGGCAGGAATACCCTGCGCATTTCTCAACTTCGCCACCTCAGCCTTGCTAAGGCTCTTAGAGTGCTTTAAGATATAGTAATTACCACAAAGCACTTTCTTGCCAAATTCTAATTCTTTCATAACAACAATATTTTAATTTTTAATAAACTCGTTCTTGTACTCAAACTCCGTACAGATGGTATCATTAGAATCAACGTCCCATCCATAGCGTACATTCCTGCACGTTCCTTCCGTAAAGAAGATGCAATCCTCGCAGTGAAATTTCTTAATCTTTGCCATATCATTTCAGTTTACCACCCAAAACGCTTGTAATCTCATCCTCTATATAGAAGCGAGCCTTGTTAAGGTCTTGGATTCTCTGTTCCGTTTCCGACAATCCTTCCTCTTTCTTGCCCTTACGAAGCAAATACTTGACGGCGCACCCGATATTAAAATCCAGGTGTCTGCAAATATCAATAGGCTCAACCAAGCATTTCTCACGCAGCCAAGCATAATGAGACGGATGCGAAACTTGCTCTGGTTTGCGTTTGATGCGCTCAAATTCATCTTTTTTTGATAAGAAAAGGCTACCCGTGTAATCTTCTGGCAATTTTTGCCCAGACTCCATGATGCGGCTAAAATCAATAACAAACTCCTTAGCTCCGTTAGCTATTTGTTTACAGGCGCATTCGTAGTTTCCGACCCCTACAACTTCATAATCGGTATGGTCTTGAACGATAGGTATTTTTCCAGTAACTTTTTCTGTTAGCAAAGTTGCCTCATTTGCTTTGTAAATTCTAAATTTCAAACCTACCTTAATATCTTTTTCTTCAATCATAAGCTACTTATTTTTTAAAACTATGTACACAATGGTTAAAGTCATAATCAGTATAACAGTAGAAACCGACGTTGTAACAGCAATTCTGTCGTGAGAACAGCCGTTATCGGAACGACTGTGCGAAATATGTGGCATCATCGGCACTGTTGGTATATACGCATTCATAAGCTATTCCTCCTTATTTACAATTCTTCCACAACTCGTATGCTTCTTGCTCGCTTAAAGACATAGCATCGTCAAAAGATATGATGCTCTTGTCGTTCCAGAATAGAAAGATGTTGTATTTTCCTTCTTTTACCAAGTCTCTCTTTATATAATGCTCATAGCCAATCTTTGCGGCTTCCACCGCATTATTTGCTTGAAAGTAGAATGCGTCGTATTCTGCGTAATACGAAGATGATTCATACACCTCGCACATAACACCCCTTGAACACAACTCGTTGGTTTTCTCTGCCCCGTCAAGCTCATTCAACTCAATTCCGATAATGGTATCTATCTTATCGCGGCTTCTCCAACCATTCTTGCTTACTTTATAGTAATAATTTCTCATAAGCTATTCCTCCTTATCTTTAATTTCAATAAAATCGCCGATGCCCAAGCGAGCCTTGTTGATACAAGAGGCAATCCAACCAAGCAGATAGGCACTTGCCTCACCTCCATGCTCCATATCAATGGCATTTTCTATCGCATCGCAGGCGTGAGAAGCCTCATGGCAGCATACACCCATTGTCATGTCCTTGGCGGACTTGAAGGAAACAAGAACGCCAAGCCAATCATCGCTTTTTCTTGTAACCTTGTCGTAAGCAACGCCGTCATACCCGTCGTTTGGCGGTTCGCAGCCATCGAACTCTGCATCTATAACATCCTCAAGGTCTTTCCCTATATGTACCCATAACTTTTGTGGGTATATACCATTCTTGTACTCGTAATATCCTCGTTTCTTCATATCCTCAACTATTAATGTTTATGTAAAACAGAACGTGTGGGCTTCGATTCCCACTATATCTCTTCTCTCGCTTCTGCGATACGGATACACAGCAACTCGCCTCGCTCGGTATGCCATCACTGCTTTTTAGCAGTGCTACCCTCTACGTTCTGTATGTAACCTACCTATATGCCATTTAGAGCATAAGTTGCACACGTAAGGTCGGTATCCAACCTCCTTCAACCTTGGATTTTGGTTAAGGAACTCCCAAGCCTCATCCTCGGTCTCGTATGCCACCTTCGCCTTCCAAGAATGGCTCTTCTTAGTCCAGTGTTCGGGGTCTGGCTTGAAAGGTGGTATCTTGTTGTTGTAACGTCTGCTCATAGGCTTTCTCGAATTTATCAATCAACGGACTGACGCTTTGCCAGATCGGGTCATTCTCGATAGCGTTGCGAAGTTCGTCCGGAATGTATCTCTTAAACATAATCTACAAACATTTGAATGCTACGCTGTTCAACGTCTTGTTCACGGCAATCTCCCTGTCGCTGCACATCTGGCGCATACACTCCAGGGCATCATCACGTAGGACTGCCATTATCTCGCTCATGGAGGCAGAGGAGGGTACTACGTTCTTCGCCTCCTTGCCATCGACAACCCTTTGGATTATCGACTTGATGTATTCCTTGTCAATCATCCTCCTTGATAAATGTGTCAGGCTCCTTCTCGTCCTCCTCGCCGGCAGGGGCTACGTCGCCGATGAGTATGTGCTCCTTCAGGTCAGGCTCCGTGACACCGTAAACCTTGTATATCATTCCCTCTGACGCTCTCTTCCTCAAAAAGCCGCACCTGTCGAACATGTTCCTGCCAAAGAACTGCTTCGTAGGAATCTCGGTCTCCTCCAGTCCGTTGTCACGGCAGAACGTAACGAGAGAGTCGTATAGCAGAGAGGACTTGAACCAGTTGAACACCTCGTTCTTCGCCGCAGCATCAGAGCGCAGCCCGTAAGCCCTAATCCACGCCAACAGCGGCTGGCTCCCGAGAAGGGACAGAAGCAACTGTTTCTTGCTGCCCTCCGCGGCAGGAAAACGGTACTTCCTCTTCCTAAGCTCCTGCGCCCCACGCATGACCCAGTTGAACACGCCGCTAAGCTCGTACCTGATAATCTTGCTCGCAAGCTCCGGATCCTGCCTGTCCTTCGGTATCGTCACGTCGAAGCTCACGTACTGCAATCGCCTGATGAAGCCGAGCGACGCGTCGTCCGGGAACGGAAGCTCGTTCAAGTTGAATATGAGGTAGGGAATGGCGTTCGCCTCCAGCACGTTCTTGCCAAGCTCACGCATGGGGACGGGCTCACCGCTCACCAACCTCTTGAACATGCCGGTGTTCTTCCTGCCGAACTTCTTCGGGTCGGAGTCGGAAGACCAGTTGAAGATGGCGTTCCTGATAGGGAACCTTCCCCTCATGCCCTCATCTCCGTCGGCGGTCAGGTCCGCGTAGTCCATCTTGCTGATCCTGTCGCTTCCGAACAGGTTGCAGGCCACGTCGAACACGACGCTCTTTCCGTTGGCACCTGCGCCGACGAGCAACAGGCACAGCTCGATTTTCGAGGACTCCTTTCCGTTGTACGGGTTGTACGCCGTCCCCCTCTGAACAAGTCCGAGGCCAAGGAACATCTGGAGTATCATCCTGGAAGTCCTGTCCGGGAGAACCTCGTGCAGGAAGTTGGACCACCTGTCGCACTTCGCCTTGGGGTTGTAGTCGTAAGGGTGGTAGTACGTGACGTGGTAATCGGGAGAGAAAGGCATGACCTTCGGGTACTGCAACCCGGAGCCGAAGTCAACCACGCCGTTGTTGAACGCCACGATGTCGAAGGAAGGACGCAGCGGGTTGCACAGGCGGATTGTCTTCATGAACACCTCGTTGCGGATGTTCAGCCTGTTCATCATCGGGGCAATCTGGAAGTCCTCCATGAGCTGCTGGTAGGCCACCTCTATTATGTCCTCGTCGCACACCTCGTAAACCCTGCCGTTGAACATGTAGTACGAACCCTTGTAGTACTTGACAGGACAGTTCTTCGCAAGAAGGCGCATCCCCCTACAGAACATGGCCTGCTTCTCGCCGAAGCTCCTGCTGCCGGAGTTGCCCCAGTCAGTACGCAAAGCCTCCAGTCCGTACTCAGACCTCTTGGAAAGGTCGAGCAGGAACGTGTGCAGCTTGTTTATGTAAAAATCGTTGTCTTGCATACAGTTATATATCTATAAATACGTTATAATGTAGGACCGTGCAGGATTATGCTATCCAGTGATGGATGCGAGAAGAGGGGCAGTGTGCCCAAAATCCCCATAAACACTGGGGTTCGCGTGGGCAGTGCAGGTTCAAATCGCCCCTATCACGCACACCTGCGTATCCGAATGCAAAGATATAAAAAAAATCGTATATTCATACATTATATACGATAAATACTTGTATATTTATACACTTTTAACATACAGAAAGTGTGGAATACAACTACATTTAATATTTATGCAAAGATGGCTATTCAATAAGGTAGGATAAACCGTGAAACAATCGCTACTTCGATTATGTATATATATTCATTTCGATAGCTTGGTAAAAAATCTTTATATAAACCTCGAAAAATCGGAAGAAAAAATTTTTAGGAGAGGTGACTAGGCGCTGGATTTTTGGCTCCTTAGGGGGTGTGGTGGTGTCTTTTGAAAAAATAGGACAAAATAAGAAAGTTTATATTGTATAATATTTCCGTGAAACACTATTTTTGTTCCACAAATGTTAATAAATGTTAATCTGTTTATAGTTTTTGT